TAGCTACCATGGCTGAGAAACATGCCCAGGAGTTAGCTAAAGGACAACTAGAAATAAACAAAGCAGAAGCACAACATAAATCTATATTTGTTGCAGGATGGAGACCATTTATCGGATGGACTTGTGGAGTGGCTTTGTGTTGGCACTTTGTATTAGCCCCAGTAACAATGTTCTTATGTGCTTACATAGGCGTAACAATACCTGACCTGCCTAGTTTTGATATGGGTTCACTTCTAACGATTTTAGGTGGATTACTTGGTTTAGGCTCACTCAGGACATACGAAAAGCAAAAAGGATTAACAAAATGAAGTATAGATTTCACATAAACATGTATCACTTTTTCAACAATATCGCACAATTTTTTTGGCGTAAATACATGAACGAATTAGAAAGCGGGGTAAAAACAAATGGGAAGAAAAGTGACTAGAATACCACATAACAACTGCCTGGAATGTGGAACAGATTTAAGAGAAGTAACTTATATCAGGCCTTATGCAAAAGTTTGCTCAGAATGTAAGTCATTAGTATGGGCTGGTAATTCAGAGATAAAAAAAGTTACACATGATCTGCAAAAACGAAACAGCAAAATGACAAAAGAAGAATTGGGCATGGACGAAAGATTTGAAGATGACCCAAGAGCTGTAAACGAAAAAGAGTATGGAAGAGTTTACAGAGAAGCAACTGTAGTCGGTGGCTACGTCAACATAATAGAAAGGAACCATGATGTCTAAACCAGGTTTATATGCAAACGTAAATGCCCGCAAAAAGAAGGGTATCTCAAGAAGCAAAAAGAACTCAACAATCAGCAAAGAAGCCTACGCTAATATGAAGGCTGGATTTAAAAAGAAGAAAAAGTAAATGGACCTATCTAAAAATTTTAGTGTAGCAGAACTAATAAAAAGCCAAACCGCAGAACGTAAAGGTATCGATAACACACCTACGGCAGATCACTTGTACAACATGAGAATCTTAGCCGAACAAATACTACAACCTATTAGAGATAAGTTCGGCCCTTTTATTGTATCAAGTGGTTATAGATCTGTAGCCCTATGCGAAGCTATTGGATCGAAAGCTACTAGCCAACATGCCAAAGGCCAGGCTGGTGACTTTGAAGTACCTGGTATTGATAACTATGATCTGTGTAAATGGATAGAAGAGAACCTAGAGTTCGATCAGCTTATACTAGAATGCTATAAGCCTGGTTACCCAAATAGTGGATGGGTTCATTGCTCAATATCAGATAGCCCCCGGAAAGAAACGCTTACATACGATCGATCTAGGGGCTATAGACCAGGATTAATCAGAGACTAACTCTATGCCTCTATGAGAGCAGCCACCATTTTCCCTAAACCTGGTTATGTGGCCTTTGTCTTCTAATGCTTTAAGCAAATGAAAGACTGTATTGTTTGAGACAACATCTAAAGCCTTGGCTATTTCCCTATACGTAGGCATAAAACCTTTATGCTCAGAATACTCCTGCAAAAATTTTAGGAGAAAAAGTTGTCTAGGAGTTAAAGGCATTTTCTGCATCAAACAATCTCCCTTCATCCATTTCAATTTCTTCAATCAATCCAAAGTCAACGTGTCGTAATTGCTCTAATACTTCCATATTAAGAGTTTTATATTCGTTGTATTTCTTTTTCTTGGTTTCAAAATCCCATAGCTTAGTCCGGTTTATAAGCTCCATGTAATGCCTATACTCTATGACAAAATCATGTTTATTCTTTTGCTTTAGTGCAGGTTTACCAGGAATATTTAATGACCAAAGCAACTCTTTTTCTTCTTCTTTTTTTTCTTGCTCTTGGCTCATGTCTTCCAAAGCTTCTATAATATCCTCTGTAGATCTATTGTCTTTGTCGTACTTAGGTAATGTACCTTGAGTTTTTTGAGCTTCTTTCATAGGATAATCTTGTGCTTCTTCAGTAGTAATAAGACCACCTATCACATCAGCAAAAGCATCACGTAAAGCAAAGCCCCTAGCCCGCATCTGAAGCATTCTATCAGGATAAGATTGCCAAGGTTTTTTATTTAATAAGCCAGCCTTTTGAGCATTGCCCATAGAAAAGCTCGAACTGATAACTTCAGTTTCTCCGTTAGGTGCAAGCCTGGATACAGAACATGTTGCAGTACGTGCATTACCCTCACCTTCTATTGTTTCCTTGACTGACAAACAACGCTTATCATTTCTAACCATAGCTAGTAAGGCATCGCCCCATATAGACGGCTTGCCATTTATGACTGTAATATTCTGCATAGCCTGGAAAGGTGCTAGGCCAAGAGAAGCTCCAGCGGATACAGCTAAAAATATATTAGCCGGTTTGTTTCTATAATTATCAGGTACCAAATCTGACTTGGCAAACATCTCCGATATTTTAAGTGCCTGGTCTACGTCAGTAGGTATTAAGTTAGTTCTTAGACTATTCATTATTAATCTCCTCTATTGAAAATCGTCTGTGTTCTGAAGATGGCCTAGCCGGTATAACCTTTTCCGGTTGTGCCTTACGTTTAATTATTGGAAAGTTTATTTTATATCCGCCTACTTTGGCGTATTCCGCATCATGTTCATCAAGAACAAGCTCCAATGCTTCCTGGCATTCTTCCATACGAAGCTTCCAGGAGTTCATTTCAGCCTTACATTTATTATAATCTGTAATGATTTGGATTATCTCAGACTTAGTCTCCAAGTGATCAAGGGATATAGTCTCAGGCTTTCCATTATCTATTGGCGGATAAGGTACATCCATATCAACCCGGTACCAAAAGTCTGCAACCTTTTCCATTATAATGCCTTGCAGCTTCTCGCTTTTCTTATATGGATAGAGCTGAAACTTTAACTTAGGCCCAAGCTTGGCAATAACGCCCCATTCAAAATCAGCACATAGCATTTGTGTCTGTAGCTGGATAACTTGTTCTGCCCTAGGAGGACCATCATCCCAACCATCAGTCTTTATCTCTAACGCTCCATACCCTTTAACAGTTATAGGATCGCCTTGTGGGTTAGGTATTGTTAGTTCGCCCCCAACTACCTCCAAGATAGCATCAAGCGATGCACAGAGCCTTAAATCGGTTTTACGATGGGCATCAGTTGTAGGAATGTAATTACACGCCACATTATCAGCACACATCGCATCGAGCTTATCACTAGCCCAGTATATTAATGGCCCCTCAAGATAGTTTCCACGCTCCTGGGAATCAGTATACATTGACCTATCAATAGTTGTTACACCCTCACGAGCATTTAAAACTATTTGTCTAACTTCTTCGTTAGTTTGGAAAGGTGTTTCACCTAAAACTATTGGCCCAGTTTTTGAAGCTCCTAGTTCTACTGCATCATCAGACCATTTTGTCATCTTAGCACCTCATAATTTTGTGCGAAGCAAACGTCATCAACGAGACATGCAATATGAAATGTGTAGTAAATTACAGCTAATGCAAATACTGTCAAAAGGATGTAGAAGATTACCTTGGTAAGTATTACAAAAGCTAGAGGGATTAGCCTAAAAAGGCGGTTTGTGGGTGTGACATGATATATATTATGCGACAAACATATTATATTATTAAATAGGTCTTCCCTAAAGTGTTGATATATCTGCATTATTATTTTCCTTTCTTTTGCAGTTACATTTACATGAGCTAGAAGTCTTGGCAAATATGCATACCATATGTTGATCTTGCAGCTCTAAGTCTTTGATTTGTGGTGAGATAAAATAGGTCATCTTAGAGAATGTACACCAAGCATTTGAAATAATCCATGAGTAGTCTTAATAGATAAGTTAGTTTGTACTACAGCCTCTTGGGCCTTGATTACTCTTTCAAATTTAGACTTGCTTGCATCCTTAGATATTTTTCTTAACTCCGCACTAAGCAATCTTAAATGACGGGCAGTTGATTTAATCATTTGTATATCGACCATGGGTATTGTCATTCTAACGGCTACCCGGATATCTTTATATGTTAAATATTCTTTGCCATTTAAAAGCATACGAGCGATCTTTTCTTTTTGTGGACCAGTTAACGTAGGGAACACATGCCCATCACGTAGCTCGGCACCGCTAAAGTCACCAGTTTCTTTTATACGCTTTTTTAAGATGTTACCGACCGGCAATTTATCGAAGTACTCGTCAGCCAATTTATTACCCATAGGTGGCATCATTGCCCCTGGTGGTTGGTTGTGGCCTATCAAGCTATCTTTAGTCGGTTTAGTTTTTTTCTTATAATATTTCACTAAAGTTCCCCTTTCTGTCACACTTCGATCACATGACGTTCTATTATTTAACAAAATTTAAAACGTTATCAACATCAGTTGGATTGGCATTGTAATGCTTGTTTAGTGCAAACCCAATTGACATAGTTCTCTCAAAGTTTCGCAGATCTTGAAATGCTTGACCAGATATACTGTTTCCAAGCCCTCTTCTGTGGTCAGCATACTCTTCAAAATTCTCTACAAGTATTGGTTTAGCTTTACAATCGCATCGATTGTCTCGTCTATCTGCCTCAATCCATCCTTCTGCTTCAGAGTCTTTTACAATGTCAGAAATGGTTTGTCTGTTGCTTCCAATTTCATCAACAAGCTCTTGAATAGTATAAGTTCGATTGGTATAGGTAGCGTAAGCCATCCACCTAGCAAAAGCATTTCTTATTGGTGTTGAGTTAAAATATCTTTTAAGTTTATTATCCATTCTTGTTTGTCTTGCTTGATGCAGTTTCATTTCTAATGCACAAATCTCGACATTATATTTATGAATAAGATACTTATGAACTTCATCGATTGCTTCTTTAGTTTTATTTTGCATTCTTTTTCTCCAATCTTTTAGCTATATTTCTTACTGATGAAGCGTGCCACTTACCGCCTCTTGCAGTTGGTACTTCTAAATCATTTAGTTCTTGGGCTATTTCTCTATAGCTATCGCCAGCTTGTAGACGTTTAGAAACAGTCGGTGCAATTTTATTAGCGAAGTTTTGTGCTATTGCTTTAACGGCCTCAGAAGCTGATGCCCTAGCCTTATCCATTTCATCATGAATACCAAGCTTAGTAATACGCTTACCCTTGTTAGATATTACGCTACCCTTCTCTCTCAGCTCATTCTTAATTCTTTCAAGGCCTGACTTGGTACGCTCAGATATTTTATCCCTTTCAAAGTCAGCAAACATTGCCTTCATGTAAAAGTTTTGTTTGTTTTCTGATATTGTAGGGTCATTACATACAACAAGTTTAACCGCATTCTTTTTAAGAATAGTCTCGAAGAATTTAAGAGTGTGCCAGGTTGTACGGCTAAATCTATCTAGGTCAGCTACGATGATAGTACCTTTCATGGCCTTGGCCTTTTCGATACATTCGTTAAGCTTCGGTCTATGCTCCGGAGCTATCTTACCTGATATGCCCTCCTCCCTAAACCATAGGACCTGGTGATCACCGCCATTAAGCCACTTCTTGATCTCCATTTCTTGTCTTGCTACGTCCTGATCATCAGTACTAACCCTGACGTAAGCAAAGTAAATGCCGGTGTGTTCTTCACCGGCTGTGTTTTTATAAGCCATTAGTTTGCCCCTCTTTTTTAATTAATTTTAAAATGCCTTCAGCTAATTCTTTTCTGTTGATAGCAATCTCTATATCTTTATCTTGCTTTATCTGAAATGCAGGATTTTTAGCATTTAATCTTAGTTCTTGATACCAAACCTCTTTTTCTAAACGACTTTCTATTTTTTTTAATATGTCTAAATTACTCATCATTAGTTTATCTCCATACTTTGTTAGTTTTGTGTGTATTGCCTTCGTATTTTGCCTTGCCATCGTTGCAAGCTTTGATCATGCCGATCATAATTCCATAAGTTGTATAGCCATAGTTCTGAACATAAACTTGATCCCATAAAGTGCCATCAGCATGACAGACTGTAATCTTTGCAACACCAGGTAACTTTTTGATGATTGCAGAAACACCAGTTACTTTGTGTTGGTATGTACCCTTTAATGTTCTTTCTAAGTTTTGGTATCCATTCATTAGTTTGCCTCCGACCAATGTTGTTTCATAGGAAATTCATCTCCTCCTGGCATAAAACCAAGTGGGCATGGCTTTAGTTTCTTTAACAAAGCATTTATAGGTTTAAAAAATTCATCATGCTCTTTAAGTGTAACCTCACCATACTTGATACCTTCTTCATAATCTTCTTGCTTGTTTTGACCCATACACAATACAAACATGTATAAATCACTATCATATTCTTTTTCAAAAATATCTTGGTCAAACTCTAAGTCATGAAGTGTTTGCCAATCTTGTTTTGTTAGTTTGTTTATCAATTTTGCCTCCTTGTTCAACGAACGTTCAACTAACGTTCAATATACATATATCACTTTGATATCTAATATACAAGATCTAGATTACATTTTTTTTAAATTAATTTTGTACAGTAGGAAAAACGAATGGAAATTGTGCCACTTTATCTAAGGTTAACAAGGGAATGTTACGATATGTTGAAGTACCAGGCTAAGAAGGAAAGATGGACTATGGCAGGACTAACTGAGAGCATTTTAAGGGAAGCTTTACGTAAAAGGCAGCCTGGATCTATCAGCGATGACAACATATTTAGCGAGAAATTAGCCGTAAAAGATCTGAATATATCCCAGGCACTAGACAAAATGGTGAAGTCTAATGGCCAAGATTAACTTTGGGCGTAGCAAATACCGAGCGGTCAAGACTGAGGTAGACGGCATCATGTTTGATAGCAAGAAAGAAGCTAATAGATACGTAGAGCTAAAAGAAAGATTAGATGCAGGTATAATCCAGGACCTAAAGCTTCAACCTAAGTTCGATTGTATTATTAATGGCAAGAAGATCTGCACATATAGAGCTGACTTCGAGTATCTCCTGGTCGATGAGATTGGTCCTCAAGGTCAGATCAGCTACTACGTGGTCGAAGATGTGAAGGGCTACAAAACATCTACATACAGACTGAAAAAGAAATTAGTCGAAGCATTGTTTCCTGGAACATTAATTAATGAAATTTGATAACGGGCTAACTGTCGAGGAGCAGAAGGAAATGGACGATAAATACGAAGAGCTGATGAGCCAGGTAAAAGAAATAGATATGAAACTATACAGAAAGCTAAGAGCAAAAGAATTGCCAGGCTTCATCCAGGACAATGAGTTTCAAGTTAACGAAGATAACCAGCTAGAGCTATTGTAATGAACCAATCGTATTGTCCAAGATGCTCCACAACTGAAAATAGGAACCCTAATGAGCAATATAAATGCGATGTATGCGGATTAGTCACACAACCTGATGAAGATGCTAATGAACATGATAAACAAGATAAATAGAGTTGAACAGATAATCGAGGCTAGGAAGCAGATCCTGGAACTACCAAAAGATAGGATGGTATCAGATATGCAAGCTCCCTCACCTTTTACAACAATACCATCAAGAGCTTTATCTGATAAATATATACTTACTCATCCATCAGCATTGCAGGTGCTATGTGTCCTATGCTCATACGTAAATGGTCAGTCAGGTACAGCTTATCCAAACCAATACTCAGTAGCTAAAAGATTAAATAGATCACAGCCGGCTATATCAAGACAATTCAATAACCTGGTTAGATGGGGCTACATTGAGAAGATAGTGAAAGAGAACCCATTAAGAGATAGAGGCAGAAAAGGTGCAACCTGGAGAGTTCTATACGATCCTCAAATATCATCCGGTGCTATAGCTATGACAACTACTGATCCACGTGTAGAAGCTAACAAGGCCGAAGATACTATGAAAGAGATAGTCAAAGAACAAGTTAAGGAAGAAAAGAAACAAGCCAGGTTATCAGAAGCACAAACCAAGTTAGCCGATAGCATCGCCAAAAGATATATAGATAGTGAGCGTGAATACTTTCCATACGATTCAGTCTTCAATGCAGTATGTAAATACCTAGAAGGTGAACAGACTATCGATGCCTGGAATAAGCTTGGTACTGGTCTACAATCACCTATTGAGCGAGGCTATTTAACCGGAATAAATATAACACCTGATGTTATAAAACATGCAGATAAGGATGCTAAAAAGATAACACCTGATGTTATAACTGATAAACCCAAATATAACACTAGATGTTATACCAGTAGTGCAGAAAAGATAACGTCAGATGTTATACAGAACTCTAATAATATAACTATAGATAATAATATAAATGAAATTAGTAAAGAAATGGTAAAAGCTTATTCACACATGCTAGATGAGATCATGGGAACACGTGGAAGCTGGAGATGGGACATGAG